AATTGTTCGGCACCGACCGTTAAACGAATGATAACTAAATCATAAAGAGATCATTATGCATTATCACGTTATGTCAGGACCTAGACGTAAAGCGGCTGTCACCTCTCTTAAATTTCAAGATAAAATGGAAGGTATAACCGCTTTCATTAATATGGCTAAAGTTATTTGGGCACATTTGTAGGTACCGCCACCTCATAAAGAGATTAAAAAAAGCAATACTGTTTCAATTATTAGAATGCAAGATGAGATAACGAAGCTCGTCTTCGTTTATTGTGATCGTGATAATTGTGATGAATCTGACAATTTAGAATTTAAAATACAGCTCTAACATTAGCAATATTCGATGAATATTTTGCTATTATCTTGTAATCTAATGGAGAGGTAATGGCTGACGGAACTAGATTAAATACCGGTATTGGCGGAGATCTTATTCAAGATGAAGATATTCGTACTGGTCAGGGTGTCGGTGGAGGAACTAAAGTTCCAGTTTCTAAAATATATATAGGATCACTTGATAGATCTGATGGTCCAGTTTCTCAAGAAAATCCATTTCCAGTTTATGCTCAAAGGCTTGAAGAATTATTTGTTAAACAAAATAAAATTTTAGTAATGATCTTAATGGCACTAGACAATACAGTTAATGAAGACGACTTAGACGAATTAGAAGACTCGTAATTTTAGGAGAATACTATGGGAATGGAAATGATCGCAAAGATACGTCGTTTTGTTATTGGCAAAGCGGGAGTATCTCCAATTACAGTTCGCGCTACCGCTACCGAAAGTCTTGCCGTTGCTATGGTAGAATCTGAGGGCACAGAAATGACTCGTGCTGGAAGACGATTCTTTTTAGGAAGAAATGCGGCTGTCACTGGAATTGCCCCTGTTGCCGCTCAAGTAACAACTGCAGCCCAATGGGTTATTTGGAATGCTGACTCAAACAAATCTTATGTCATTGACCATCTTGGAGCCGTTCTCGTTTCAGGAGTGGCAGCTGCCGGCGCGATACTTGATGCCTGCCTATTTCAAGCTCCAGTAAGTTCTGGATCGAGCGCCACGGGCATGAGCGTAGCATCAGCATCTAATGGAGGACCTTCGAGTCGAGCTATCGTTACAACAAACGTTACAATAACTGGACCTACAGCTCCGGTGTGGTTTACGGTAGCCAAAACAGACTCTACTAATACCGCCGTGCTTTCAGTATCTTTAGTAAATTATGATCTTAGAGGTCGCATTATAATTCCGCCCGGACAAGGGCTTGGTTTAGCTGTATATTCTGGAACTGGCACATCTCCATTATTCGCTCCAGTAGCTTGCTGGAATGAAATAGAATTGGATTTGGAGTAAAACTATGGGCGTAGAAATAATCGCAAAAATTAGACGTTTCGTAGCAGGTAAAGCCGGAATGTCACCAATTGTCGCTCGTGCCACGGGCGCAGAAAGTTTAGCTACTGCACAAGTAGATGTGTATCATAGCGAATTAACTAGAGCCGGAAGAAGCTATGCTTTAACGGTCGCTGGAGCGACTACCGGACGTGTTTCCGTTGTTGCACAAGTTACTACTGCACCACAATGGTCAATTTGGAATAATGATTCTCAGAAGTCTTATATTTTTACTGAACTAGGAGCTATGATTACATCAGGAGTTCTTACTGCGGGCTCTGGCATTATTGTTCAGGTCGCATTTTTTCAAGCCCCAGCGCGCGTAGGAGCCAATACAGCAAATATGGTAGTTTCTTCATTATCAAATGGCGGATCTGTAAGCAAAGCTATCGTACAATCACAGGCAACAGCATTAACAATAACTACGCCTGCCGCTCCAGTTTATTATACTGTCGCTAAAAGTGATGGAGCTAATATTGGAGTCACAACAAATCCAACTATTGCCGCTATAAACGAAGATTTAGAAGGTTGTTTAATTCTTCCTCCACAATGGGGACTTGCGATTAATGTTTATACAACTGCAACTGGTACTCCATTATTTGTTCCACATGCAGTTTGGCAAGAGATAGAATTGGATTTGGAGTAAAATGGCAATAGAAATGTTAGCAAAAGTTCGTCGATTTGTAATAAGCAAAGCGGGACTCTCTTTAACTTCACTTCGCGCAACAGGAACAGAAAGTCTTGCTATCGCTGTAGTAGAGCCCGAATTTACAGAATTAACCAGAGCTGGAAGGCGATTCTTTTTAGGTCAAAATGCGGCGACCACCGGAATTGTTTCTACTGCAACTCAAGTTACTACTGCTCCGCAATGGGTTATTTGGAATGCTGATCCAAGCAGATCTTATGTCTTTGATCATATTGGTGCTATTATGACTAGCACCGGGGCTTTAACCGCTCCTGGTGGAATTATAGTAGATGCATGCATCTTTCAAGCGCCAGCACAGACCGGAGCCCCGAGCGTCGCAGGAACAGTTGTACAAAGTTGTTCTGCTGGAGGCTTTAATAGCAAAGCAATAATTAAAACAGGCGTAACCATTACAACGCCGGCTGCGCCAACATGGTTTAATGTTGCTAGAAGCGAAACAATAAATACGGTTGCTTTTACAATAGCTTGTATTAATTATGATCTTAGGGGTCGCATAATTGTTCCGCCAGGTCAAGGTCTTGGAATAGTCGTTTATGCAACGCCGACGGGAACACCATTATTTACACCAGTGGCAATGTGGTCTGAATTAGATTTGGATTTGGAGTAAAATCATGGGAATGGAAATTTTAGCAAAAGTTCGCAGGTTTATAATTGGTAAATCCGGATTATCTGCAATTAATATTAGAGCTACCGGATTTGAAAGTTTGGCGATTACTGCAGTTGAATCTGAGGGCACCGAAATGACCCGAGCAGGAAAAAGATTCTTTTTAGGAAGAAATGCCGCTGTTACCGGATTAGCTCCTCTTGGAGCATTAGCAGTTTTAACTCCAAATTGGACGATATGGAATGGTGATGCGACCAAATCATATGTGTTCGATCATATTGGAGCTATTCTTGTTTCAGGAACTCTAACAGCATCTCGTGGATTTACCGTAGCAACATGTATCTTTCAATCTCCAGCTTTAACCGGAGCAAATAATGCGGGTATGGTTGTTACAAATGCATCAAATGGCGGACCTAATAGTAAAGCTATAGTTAAAACTGGCGCTGCAATTACTACACCAGCAACTAATGCCAGATGGTCCCAAGTGGCACAATTTGATGGAGCAAATACCACCGCATTTAACTGTGCAGCAATTAATTATGATCTTAGAGGTCGTATTATATTGCCTCCTGGACAGGGATTAGGAATAGTTGTTTATGCAATTGGAACTACACCACTGTTTGTTCCATATGCTTGCTGGAATGAAGTAGATTTAGATTTGGAGTAAGGAGATGCCTGGGGTACGATTGGCTTCTTAAACAATAATAAAGGAGTGATAGTATGCCAGGTGGTCTTGGTTCGTTTAGCTTATATACCTTTCTTAATAATGATGTAACGCAAATAAGCGCTACGATCAATGGTATTGCTACTTCTGATGCCACCAGCATAAAAGGTACTGGTGCGATGGCGTGTGTCATCGCCGGTTCATCTACGATTACCGCCAATATAAATGGATCTGGTCCAGTTGCCTCAACAATTACAAACGTTTCGACAGCCTCCGCAAATTTATTGGGAGCAGGCGATGTCGCAAGCGTTGTTGCTAACGCATCAACTACAATCGCCAATTTACTTGGCTCCGGTACCTTTGCAAGCACTATTGCGAGTGCAGCTTCTATTTCTGCCGATTTATTTGGTTCAGGCGTCCTTTCTGAAATTACAGCTGGAGTTTCAACGACCACAGCCGGTTTGCTGGGCACAGGTGATGTTACAAGCGCCATCGCTGGAACGTCTACTACAACCGCAGATTTATTAGGCACGGCTTTAATCAATTCAGTTGTTGCCGGCGTATCTAGTACTTCTGCCAATTTATTTGGCAATGGAGCTATAGCGAGTGCAGTTTCCGGATCAGCCACTATTATAGCCGATCTTACTAATGCTGTTCCTCCAGGAAGTATTGAGGCTACAATAAATAGTTCTGCGACTATAACAGCCAACTTACTTGCAACCGGAAATATTGCTAGTACCATCTCTGGAGCATCAACAATTGCTGCTGCTATTTTGGGAGCTGGAGCGATATCGGCAACGTTAGCATCCGCAGCTACGATTACCGCTAACTTACTCGGCGTCGGCGCAGTTGCAAGCGCCATTGCTGGAATATCTACTACGACAGAAAATCTTCTTGGTACTGGAAACATTGCAAGCTCTATCACCGGTATCTCTACAACCACAGCCGATCTTACTAACGCTATCAATGCTATAATAAATGGCGCTGCAACCGTTCCTGCAACCTTATTAGGATCTGGATCTTTTGCCTCAACCGTTCCGGGAACTGCTACGATCGCCGCAAACCTTCTTGGCAACGGAATTTTCTCAAGCTCAATTGCTGGTGCCGCGTCTGTAACTGCAAATGTTCTTGGAGCAGGAGCTATTGCAAGCACGATCGCTGGTACATCAACCACAACTGCCACTTCGGCTCCATCTGTTATAATTGAAGGATCGTCTAGCTTATCTGCAAATTTGCTTGGAGACGCAAACGCAGCAAGCACTATTGTCGGCATCTCTACCATTATGGCTAATGCTCTCGGCACGGGCTCTATTGCAAGCACAATAGAGAGCACCTCTGATACTTCATTTGTTGTAAGCATAGGCACATCATCATTATCATCTGGAAGTTCAATCGTCAGCGCAACATTATTGGGCGCAGGCAATCTTGCCGCACAAACAGCAAGCGTAACAACCGCATCGGCATCAATAACGGGTTTGATTGATATTAGTGCAATAATAGAAAATACATCTACTTCAAACGCATCTATAACTGGTGACGCATTCATTACGGCACAAATATCTTCTGCAGCAACCGCGTTTGGATTATTAGGAGGTAATGGTCCATTATTCTCCATATCCAATGGCGAAGCAAATATGATGGCTAATCTTAATGGTTTTCTTACTATTTCAGCCACCATAAACGGAATATCTATAACAAATGCTTATATCGTAAATTATTTAGGAGATAAGTTAATAGTTAATCCTCCGCATTTAATGGATTCCGGCATAGGGCTTGCCGAACCGATACGACCAAAATTAATAACGGACTCTAATATTCCTATATTGCCAGAAGAACTTCCTCTTGTTATACCGTCCGAAATATTCATTCATCCCGCTATTATGAGATCTGGTAATCAAATCGCCAGCGCAATTGTGCCAGTTTTAATACAAGCAATCGTTCCGCCGCCTCCCGAACCAGAACCCATACCTGAAGTGACGACCTCGCCCGCCATTGGAAAATCTGGAACAAAATTAACAACACCTATAAAACCTATTAAAATAATAAATTCTGGACAATCAGCTAACTAAAATATGTGATAATTAAGCATTTAGATATGTTGCAAACTTTATCTTATTCGCCCGGTCAAACTGCGACTATATTTTTAGAAATATTAGATATTAACGGCGAACGAGCAGATAATACATTTTTAGATGGTTATTTTAATGGGTCCGACGGTTATGCATTTGGAGTCATCGACGGATACGTTGCGGCATATATAGATGGTTATCTTGTTGATACCGTTGTTAATACTTTTATATCTCAAAATATAGATGGATATGTTAATGCCAATATAGATGGGTATATTACTAGTAGTCATTACCCCACAGTAACTCGACTGGTATTTCCAGATCTTGATTTAGCTACAGGATATCCAGCACGTATGGTTAAATTAGATGTAGGATTATATTATTATCAATTTGTATTACCAACAGGCGCTGTCGCAGTTGGAAGTTATTTGGTTGATATTTCTTACACAGATCCAAGCACTCTTTATACTAAAACGTCTTTATATCAAATAGCAGTAAATGCTCCATATGGAAATTTTGGCGCAACAGTTGGATAATAATGAATAAAATTTTAAAATTAGCTGATAAATTTGCGATGAAATTAAGCTTGGAGTCGCGACCTGCCCCATCAGATTTATCGCCTTATGAGCCTACATTAGATGATATTGAGCCTATCGAAGTTCCGCAGAACGACGAATTAAGTCAACCCCAAACAGTTACCACTCGAGATTATTTAAATCCCATTAGAGCAGCAATGCATAATATAGGAGAGGCTCTGGATTTTGGCTCTTTTGCTATTGCATTGCAATTAATTGATAATACGAAATATCAGTTACAATTATTAGAAACACACGTCAAGATTAAATTAAAAAAATCAAAAAAAGCCTCCTTTGATGCTTTTGCAACCGGGACCTTGCCATACGATGAAAAATTTACTAATCCCAAATTAGAAGATGATGGCGAGACGGTCTTTCAAGAAGTAGATTCTCCGCCATTTAGAGCTCGCTCTTTGACGCCGCCAGAACATTTGCCCTCAGTCATTAAAGAGTATTTAAAAAATTTAGATTATATGGATCGCGATCAATTATATGAAGAAAGAAAGTATATCAAGCAAAAGGTAAAGTATTATGCGCAGCAAGGCTATAAGCCGCCTTACCCATTAAAAAAGCGTTTAGAAGAAGTAGAGCGAAGGCTTCTTCATACTTCTCGTTGGTTCTAAATATAAGTTTTATAGGTAATTATTCGATCTATAACGGATTTTGATACATTATATTTTTTAGATAAATTTTTACGAGATAATCCAAACCGATGTTCTTGTCTTATTTGGTCGGCTTCTAGTTGTGTAAATTTAGCGCGAGGATGTTGTTCGCCTAAACGCTTTCCCGTATTAGCAAGTGATATTTTGTTTTTAGCATTTTCTGATAGGTGCTTTCCATAATTAGGATTTTTTTTACCACTACGATTTAATGACATTTTGGCTTTCGTCTCATCAGAATATGTCATACCTATATGGGCATTGCTTATTTTTTGTTTTGTTTCAATAGAGTGATGTTTGCCAAACATTGGATTATTTTTCCCTTGTGTAGCTAATGATATTTTTTCTTTTACTTTTTGTGGCGTTTTAGTATCTTTATTCCAGGGTCTTCTGCCTTTGAGAGATTGTGATATTTTATATTTATGTTCTTTGCTTAATTTATGTCCTTTTGTAGTTTTTTTAGTAGCTTGTCGCGAAGGTATTAGCATCGTTACCCCCTCACCGCCATTAGTTAAATTATATAGTTTAATTCCCAACGATTTGAAATATTCAATATAGAATATTTCAGCTTCTTTTACTTGAATTTCTGTATCACAAATTTCAATTATATCAAATATAAAGTTCAATATACCATATTTTCTAATTGCATTATGTATATAACATTTTGAATTATTAAGCGCCTGGCTTTTATGCTCTATTTTTCTCCTTTTAAAATTATTAGTATATCCAATATAGCAAGTATAATTTATTTTATTAATTGCTATATAAACGACAAAATTTGTGGAAGTTTTCATATATTGGTATTATATCAGGGTATATTATAAAATGTTGAAAACACGCACAGAACTTGTAGATATTAAAGATACTGTTCAATTAACAGTAACCTTTAGGGATCAGACCGGCGCTCCAGCCGATCTTGATTCTGTTCCACAAATTACTATTACCCAACCGTCAGGCTTGGTAAGTATTGGACCCACCAGTAGTGGGGTTACTCGTTTAGGGGTAGGGCATTATCAATTTGATTATACTATTGGGTTTTCGCCAAGCAGTTATGGCGTTTGGATCGACAATTGGGTTGGAATTTTAAACGGTTTTCGAATAGAGGCAAGCTTTAATTTCGTAGTTTTACATACGGACGTGCCAGCCCTAAATACTGATGGCTATTATCATCTGGGAGATGATCCAGGATTTAATTATAGCCAAGTCGAAATATATAATATAAATAAATTACTTAAAACTTTAAAAGCCAGATTAAATTCTTCCGGCAAATCTAAAAGCACCGATAGTTTTGGAAATATTACATATGTAGATTGTAGTATGTTTTCGGTAGAAATGTTAGTAACATTTTTAGCTAATGCAATAACATTATTTAATGAAATTCCCCATTTTACATTTTTTACATTTGCTGATTCATCCTTTGTTGCTCAATTTCACGATGTATTAGTTGAGGGCGCTACATTGGCAGCATTATCAAGTCAAGCGTTGCTCGAACGCGGCGCCGAATATATTATTTCTGATAATGGAATTAGCTTTACTCCTCCAACAATGAGCGAGTTGTTAAATACACAATATACGACTTTACTAACTCATCATTATGAGAAGGTGAAGTTTATAAAGAATAGCTTTAAACCACACCCTATGGGTCTCGGATCGTTCTCGATGTCGGGTTCCAACAATCCGAGTTTTCGTCGCCTTAGATTACTTAGGGCTCGCCAAATTATCTGAAATATCAGCTATTTATACGATTTTTATTCAATTCTCTCACCTCTTGATATATACTACTTTGGAGGCGATTATGAGACAACGAATCTTACTTGATAAAGGCATTGTTTTATCAACCTATGATAAATGTGATAGAAGCTTGAATGCTACTGGTAAAGCACTAAACGTATCATCTAAAACTATTAAAAAATATTTTAAAGAATGGAACATTGAATATGATATGCCGCCCCGGTATACTTGCGATGAAACGGCATTCGATCAATTAAATGACCAATCAATGTATTGGTTAGGTTTTTTAGCAGCAGATGGAAATGTTCAAAAACACAAATATTCATACACATTAAAATTAGAATTAGCATCAAAAGATGAACAACATTTATTAAAATTTAAAGACTTTATGAAAAGCAATACTATTCTTTATAATTATGAAAATCGTAATAATTGTGACAATACAAAATTTAAAAAAGATGTATATTATTCTTCACAGATAAGAATAACATCAAAATATGTCTTTGACAAACTTGCTATATTTAATATTATTCCCAATAAAACTCATACATACATTGTTCCACAGCAATTAACTAATCATCCTTTATTACCACATTTTTTGCGAGGTTTTATAGATGGAGATGGTTGTTATACCTATCGATATAATAATAAAAGCCCGACGATTACAGGCATACGAATATCTTTAATTGGTAACCCCCTTGTTGTTAATCAAATATTCAAAATTATAAAAGATAAATGCCAAGTTAATACGGGATATTGTCATAATAAAAGCATTAATACTGCGCAATTTGAATTTGAAGCTAAAGATGATGTTACAAAAATAGTAAATTATTTATATAATGATGCCACTATCTATTTAGATAGAAAAGCATTGATTGCTTTAGAAGCGCCTAAATTTGTTAATATGACAAAGGTATTAACTATTGAACAAGCAGAAAAAATCAGAGAAGAATATAAAACTATTAAGTCATCAAGAAAGTTGGCTAAAAAATATAATGTTAGTAAGCCAACAATATTACATATTCTTCGTGGTGAAACTTATTTAAAGTAGCACTTTTTTCGCATCTTCTTGCAATGTTTGTTTCAAGGCTTTATAAATTATTTACATTATCTACTGTAATTGATAAGGCTAATTTATATTTAAAAATTTGTAATGCAATTTCTAAAGAAAAAGCATTGCACAAATTTCCAGAATTTGCAAAAGAAATAGAATTGTTTATAAGTCAAGACCCATCCAGTTCTAAAAAATATTTAGAATGGCAATTAAATATACTTAAATCCCAACAGGCGCTCGCTCCAGAAATTGCCGATGTTACCAATTTATTTCATAAATATCATCCATTTTTAGAAAATAAAGAATTAAATAGTTATCAGCCACAAGATTTTACCGAATTATCTGAAAAGCTACAGACTATTAAAGAAGAGCGGGAAGCAAAAAAACAAAAAAGAAAAACATATAATATAGACCCCGCAAAAGTTGCCTGCGGTCATAAAATTGTTTATACAAGTCCTGGTGAAAATCCAAAATATGAAGTATTATTAATTACCAATAAAGATGCCTCAATGCATTTTGGCAAAGATAGTAGGTGGTGTATTCGCCGCGGCGATAAATCATTTTTTGAAGATTATGATGCAAATAATGTTGTATTTTTCTTTATTTTTAATAAACATTTGCCAAAAACAGATAAATTTGCACAAATCGCTTTATCATATCAAAGAGATGCACAAAATAATATTTTAGAGCTTCAATGTTGGGATGCATTTGATACTCAAATGGTCGCGGCTGATGTAGAACAAGAGCTTGACGATAATGAAATTCATTCCATAATAAATTTAACAGAGTCTATAGCTCAAGCGCAACCTAAATCCTTATTAGCTAAAATAGATTCTGGAGAAGTGCCAGAAGAAGAGCTTTATAAGTTATATTTAAAAGAAAATAATCCAGAAACTAAAACACACTTACTTGGAGCATTAATGCTGCAAAGTAAAAATCCAGAACTTTTAAGAAAATTATATAATGAAACGGAAGATAATTATTATTTATTAGCTAATAAATATTTGCCAGTGGATTTAGTTGAGGATGGATTGGGCAGCGAAGATTATTACGCCAGGCAAGCCGCTCTTGAAAATCCAAATATAACTATGGAAATATTGTTACGAAATATGGATAAACCGGGGATAAAATCTGTAATATCTAATCGAGCAGATGCTCCGCTGCCAGTAATATATGAGCTTGCAAAAGAAAAAAAATATTGGGTTAATTTAATAAATAATCCAATTACCCCATCAAATATATTAACGCTCATATCTAATGATGAATCTTGTAGTTTTTCCTGGCAAAATGCTATTCTTGAACATCCTAATCTTACATTAGAATTAGCATATAAGTTTATTGATCGTGGCAAAGCATTAAAAAGAATTGAAGATTTAACGAGTAAAAACTATACGTCATTTGTAGGGGATTTGAAGAATTATAGATTACCAATATATAAAGCAGAAAAAATGTTAATGTCTGATACGTTGGATAATGTTGAAAGACATTATTTAAGAAAATATATTGCGGGCAACTCGGCTAATGAAACGATATTATCAGGACTATTAGCTTTAAAAGATGGTGATTTTATTACCAAAGAAGATAAAAGTGCTCTCCGATTGGCTATGTGTCACAATAAATATTTACCATTAACAATATTACAAACTTTAGCTCACGACAGAGATATTAATCCCGGTAATATTGCTTTAAATCCAAATATTACAACTGATATTGTTAAAATATTATTAGATCGCGAAGATCTTTCCACTTGGACACTTAGCGCATTAGTTGAAAATC